TGGACGTGGTTGGCTGACTGGTTCGCGAACATTGGAGACGTAGTCTCCAATATTAGTGCAATGAGTTCAGACGACCTAGTGATGCGATACGGCTACCTTATGCAGGAAGTCGTACGGGAATACCGTCATGAGCACTATGGCTGCATTTCGCCATGGACTCCCGGTTTCCCGAACATGATCGTAGGGACTTCACGATTTACTGTGAAATCTCGGATCAAAGCATCGCCGTACGGATTTGGCAGCAACTGGGACGGATTCTCCGCCCGACAGCTTGCCATCCTGGCTGCTCTTGGTTTAACCAAGAGTGGTCGATGATGTACTCAGCTTGGACATGAGTCCTAGCTGATCCCTCCAAGACAACTTCATAGTTGTTGCCCGAAAGAGATGATTGCATTGCTCGCAGATCCTTCTGTTGTCACGGTTAACGCGATTGCAAAGTCGCTTAACCGGACAGGCTCTGGAACGGACACCAGTGCATATAGCACTGCTGACCGTTCCTTCCGTATGACGGTCGCCCATTCATATGGGCGCCGTCAGCGTCGACTCATCAAGCTCATCCATGACACTCTAGTCGCTAACCCTCTGGTTAGTGGTCAGAACGTGAACCAGACTTGTTCGGTTCACCTCGTCATCGATTCGCCTCCTGGGTACGACACCACGCTCCTGAAGCAGGACGTGGACGGCTTCCTCGCGTATCTGACCGCTTCTAGCGGCGCAAACATCGCGAAGATCATCGCCGGCGAAAGCTGACGATGATGCCTGTCACTCTGGTAATGTACCAGAGTCATAGGATCTCCAGTCGAGAGACTGAGTAATGCACAGACTCCCAGCCCAGTGACACCCTTAATGAAAGGGGAACCGAGTGGAAAGACTGCTGTCTCTCTGGAAGGTTCTGGCCCAAGATATGGGTCAGAGATGTGCCGTCGACACCACGCTCGACTACAATGTAGTCGGGCGCCGCACAACCCACGAAGGACTACCGTTTCTTACGATAGTTCTCCCAGATTTCGGAAAAGCCATTGAAAAATGGCTTGAAACCGGATCTGTGGACCAAGCCGACTTCTGCGGATTCCGTAGAAGTCAGAAACTCCCTAGTTTCCTAGGTGGGTTTCTCAAGCTTGTGTTTTGTGCGGAGAATGGCGTGTTGTTGGCTGAACCAAATGCGGACGCAATACTTGCCTTACGGCAACTTTGCGGTCTGTTCGGCAAGATGGAGCTTCAGGCTTCGCCTGGAAGGACCAAACTTGCTCTGGAACAGTTCATCAACACCGATCGGGAAGTGGGCGAGTGGGAAAAGGAGACTTTTCTCGCACCTGCCTTCTTCGGAAGGACGCCCCAAGGTTGGGACGCGGAGGACATGTCAGCAGAAAATGCTGCGTTCGGTCGCGTTTCTATGCTTCTGTTTCATCGGGTTTTTGATCACGTTAATCGTGATGTCGCCTATGGCGCACTAACCCCGAAGCATGGACCGGGTTCCACAGCAGAGAAACTTCTTGGAAACAAGAAGTTCTTTGCTGATTGGACGTGGAGGCTTGAGGAGTACTTTACCTCAGACCTCTTCCTGTTGCCCAACCCCAGATACCATGAGTTACTCAATGGTATCAACTTCCGGGAGCTGGACGATGAGTTACCTGTAGAGGTAACCGCCGTACCAAAGACTGCGAAGACACCCCGCCTAATCGGAAAGGAACCTGTCT